ACCATGCTTTTACCAAAAGTACATACTACGCAGGTGTTTCAGTCTCTGCTTCACCTTCAGCTGGAGCTTCTGCAGCCGCTGCGGCAGCCAGAAAAGAATCTAGACGATTTCTTAATGTACCAACTTCAGCAAGTTCAGGACCTTCAAAGGCTCCACGCTTCGTTACTATATCGATTATCGATACACAGCCTTTTATATCACTAAGGCTTAAGCCTGGATTTTCAGCTGCTGGAGCTGTTGTTTCTGTAGTTGCCTCTGCATCTATCGTTTCTGCAGTTGCGTCCATTATTTCTTCATTACTATCTACCATTATATTTCCTTATATGTGGTTGTTTTATCAAGGGCGACCCAGTAATCTGTGTCACCAGCTTTTATTAATGCTACCTGCTTTTTGTCAATTCCGAAGACATATTCAGCGGCAGGCTTGAATTTGAAATTGTTTATATCAAACACAAAATCAAATTCGGCACTAGTATTTATATCACAATTATTGATGTTCATAGTAAATTGATTAGATGTTGGATTTTGTTTATCCAAGATAACACATTCAATAAACTGAGAACCAGTTGCACTCATTCGTACACTTAAGTTACTGGTTTTAAGAGTAGCTGAAGCTTTACGGAGTTGGGTTAATTCTTCATGTGTTAGAGTAAATTTTAGATCTTCACATGGCAGATTAATATCTTTTGTTGCCACTGTAAGAACATTGATGTCAGAGAAGTAATACTTGAATGTTGTAATACCATCAGTGATATTAACAAACTTCTTATCCTCATCGAATGACAGTGTAGGGTCATCGAACATATTAAGACAAGCTAGGAATTCACCTAAGTCATATATGCCAAATGGGTATGGGGAATCAAATGCTACATTGGCTTTTGCCATAAGAGTCTTTGATGTTGACATGCTCCGAATAATTCCACCTTCCTCACCGATTGCAATATTACTATTGATCGCTTGGAAGTTATTCAATACATCTTTTATTTCATTACTAAGTTTCATTATTCGACTCCTTTAAGTCATGTTCATTAATTGCTAATAGGGTATAGTGCATGATCTTCATTAGATCTTGTCTATTAGCTCCATCTTTCTTACCGTATCTTGATGCGTATTTCAATACATTACCAAGACAGAAATCTAAACCTAACCCTGAGGCAGATATTAGATCCATACTTTGAACACCGTTTGGAGCAGCGTAATGTTTAGAGTAAGTACCCTCGACATAACTTGCTAACTCCTCGATGTTTTTCTGTTCATTAAATTTCATATAAATCCTTTCTCAAATATAGTTATATTATATCACATAATTGCTTAAAGTACATAGCTAATGTTAAAATAATTTCGTCTCCCATCCGAGCACGATTCCCCAATTGTCTGTCTCATATGCTGGACTTATATACCACTTATCATATGTGACTCTAATCATTGGCAACAAAGAATAAGAAGAGTAACCAGTTACCAATCCTACTTCCACCCTGCCAAACCTCTGGCCAATATAGGTACTAACTTTTGATTCACTATTATAATATGCACCAGCAATCGTACTATTAAAGAATGAATGCTCCACCTCACAACGTACATGAGGGTGAACATTCTGATAATCTCCTTCTAAGCCAACATGGATACTAGCGGCTAGGAGTAACGATAAGCAACTCATGCTGCCACCGCATCAGTAATCTTAGCAACTAATTGCTTGTTACCTTTTTTATTGCTATTGAACTTTTTGAATT